ATAATACAGGGAGAAGCAGCATCTTGCCTTGTTGATGCATTATCGACATACTCCTCATTCAGATCTTCTTTAATGGGAAAAACAGTATAAAACATGAAGTTTATTAAGTTTAGATGCTTTCTTCCAAGTGGAGTTAAAACATCATACATCTGTGCGTTATTCCCAAGTCTTTCAAATACAACTTTCCAAAAGTTCTCAGTTGTCTGATCTCTAAATCTTAATGAAATATTTGCATTATTTCCTTTATGAGAAACAAACAAGTCTTGAACTTCATTTATAAAAAAAGTTCTCAAATGTAGTGACGAATCTGTGGGTGGTATTGTGTATCCATCTGGGACTGAGAAATTATATTGTTCCATCTTACTGATAAACGCAGGCACGTTCATTAACATGCCTAAACTATTTTCAGAATATCCATAGTCCTCAGAAATAGGAGAAAGAGATTTAAATGGATTAAATTCTGTCCAATATTCAGGAACATATTTTTGGTGTCCCGTACTTAAATCATAAGTATCTACTGATGTAGCATCTATCATGTATTGAGTGTATCTTTCAATATCCGCTTTTTTAAGAGATTCTCTTGTTTCATCAAATACTTTATCCAAATTAACTTTAGGATCTAGTTCGGACATCACACCATTAAGAGTAGAACCTGGATGCTTACTGAATAAAGTTCCACCTGGTTTTAATACTCGATAGCACTCAGACAACATTTGATCAACATTCTCAGCATATCCAATTGTTTCTAAGAACAAAATAGTATCAAAATAGTTGTCTTTGAATGGAAGATTATCCCAACTTGCTACTTTAAATCTTGACTTATATTCTGGGTTTGCTTCTTTTGCACATCTAATTTGCTCTTCAGAAGCATCAATACCATAATACTGGACTGATTTTCTTTTTTCTATCAGTCTTTTAAAGAAATATCCGCCACCACAACCACACTCTAACACATATCTACCCATATCGGATAAGTCAATAATATTCTCAATATCTTGCTCTATCCAAGTATTTGGATCTGAGTCAAGATCAACTAAAAGAGCACCATTGTAATAATGATCGTTTTCGTTGTTCAGTAAAGATGCTATTGAATTATAGTATTCAAGAGTATTGGCCATTTTTTATTTTTATTTATTGAATGTATGGATTCTTAGAGTTATAAGTTCGATAAAACTTGACGGTTGGTTTTTGACCCTTATAGAGTTTTACCTTGAAATGAAAATGGAACTTAGTTGGATAATAACCATCAAACATATGCTCATACTTATCAAAAAGAGTTTTGTTGATATGAGGAAAGCACTCTGTAAGTATCTTCTTTGTGTTTAAGAATGTTTCATCTGAATAGTTAGGAAGAAGTTCTACGTTTATATTATCGTCTATAACTTTTCCATTCTCATCAAAGTCAAAAGCATACAAAACATTGTAAGTTCCACCACCAAGAGTTTTTGCAAGATCAATAGCATCTTGTTTCATCTCATGTTCAATATTATTAAACTCTCCAAGTAAAAACCCACACTTGAAATCTGTTCTTTTCCCAATATCAATCATCGACTTGGTGAAATAACTATATCTGTGTTTTGTATTCAGACCAAAGGCACTGTTAATTAACTGATACTCCTGCTCATCAATACCATTTACAGACAGGTGAAAATATGGAGTTTCAATAAACTTATTTTGTGGAGTTATTGCTTTATGAAATGTTCTCATCCCATGAACATTATCTAGTTCATTTGCTAGAATGTTGTAGATATGGTCATAGTCTTTTTGTATCTTAGACTTAGGATGAAAAGAAACTTTCTGATAGTCTAGAAAGCAATAGTGATATGAAACATGCTCAGAGGTCAAGTCTCTCTCAAAAAGATAGTAAGTCATAACTGATTATTGTGAATACCTAACCAAAATACGATGGTGTATCTATTTCCAGAAGTAATAGGTGTTACTCCATGATAATACATCCAGTTGCTAGGAAAAACGATAACATCCCCAGTTTTAAATCCATATGTTTTTCCAATAGATGGAAACTCAAGATATCCACCTTCATAGTCTTCATTCAAATAAACACAAACTGTAAGTAGTCTAGAGAAGTTAAGAGACTCTGCATAATGATCATGATGAATTCTAAAGAAATCATCTTTTGAATAGTCTAAAACATGAGCATCACTCATACCAAGTCTATCACCATAAGCATAGTAAAATGGTCTTACATCTTTTACATATCTTCTACCTACTTCAGAAGATATATCACGAATTACCTTATCTGAAAATGTTTTGAACTCTGGTTTAACAGCAAAAAGATTAACATATTCTCCAGTTCTCAACAAGTCCGTCATTGGACTATCAAATTCGTTTTTATGCTCTTCATCACGAATTTTTTGAGAGAACTCTTCACAGATCTCTTTTTTAACTAAGTTTGTATATACTTTTACATATTGGTCTGCGCTAAGATTAAATTTACCATCTTTAATCTCAGACAACATTTCTGAATATTCTTTATTAAATTTATTTCTATATTCCTGATTGTTGAATCTTGAATATAAATTTGTGAATGTGTTATGCATCCTCTACACAAATATCAATACTAATAAATTCAAACTTTTCATCAGAATCATTCTTTGCAGAATGTTCTATGTGCCTTACATCAAAGAAATAAAGTTCTCCTTTTTTCCAGTTTATTTCTTCATCACCATAATAAAACATTGCTTTAGTGTCCATCAGAGGAATATGTGCTCTGAAAAACTCTCTGTTCCAATAACAGGTATCAACATGCTTGCCGACGTGTTGACCTGGAGGAATAGTTATTTTTGAGAATGCAAGAATACGATCATCCTCCGCAAACTTTTCTACTATCTCTGTTGAATATTTGTCTTTTGGAATGGTTGCTTCTTCTCTTGGAATTTTCTTGAATGCATATAAGACACATCCACTATCATCATCTATGTTCCAAGAGATTTTCATGTTAGTTTTTGGACTGAAATGTTCGTCCAAAATTAACTGTTTTAACTCGTTAATTTTATCATAGTATTCAACATAATAAGGTCTAGAAAAATCAATAGTCATAATTTCTCATATGCTCCCATATCAATATTTAGAACCTTCAAGTAAAGTGGGTCATTTGTAAAGTGAGAACCAAGATATTCTCTATCATTCTCATATAAAATATCAAAGCACAAGAAGCAGAGGTCAACATCTTTAGACTTATTTGTTCCACTATGAGAGTCATATACAAAGTCAAGAATGAATGGTTTACCAACTTCAACTTTGATCGTTCCAAAACTTTCTGCTGTGATATAACTTTCGTCGGCAGTAATAGGAACCAAGATTCTCCACAGGTTTTTACCATAATAAGGAGGATCAACGTGTTCTTTAATATCAGAACTCGCAGCAAAAGTATTCAAACTTACTGTTGGAATATTTTCATCCAGAACCATCTCTTTAAGTGCATCACTATAAAAGTTCTTAAGTTGCAACCCATCAGTTGGCGACTTAATAACACGGAACCTCCAGTCCCCATATTCATATTTTGAAGGGACTTTGTACTCTGGAACTTCTGTGAAGTCTTGTTTGAGAATATCTGGAGTCAATTGAGTTATTTTATCAAAATAACTCTTTACATACTTAGATTCTAGATCTAAAAATGGTTTATTCTGGGGAGTCGTCGATTTCATAACTTACATCTAAATTAACAACACGTGATTCTGAAGTGTCTTCTGCTACAGAGTCACTTGAGAATGAAGTTGAATAGGAAAGTGTAGTAGAAGAATCTGTGGTTGATGTTACACCAACACCATCATATGTAATTTTATCATCACAAGGAGTTTGAACAAAGTCTGCTTGTTCTGGATGCTCTGAAATATATTGTTCTCTATATTCAGAGTATCTCTGCATATATGGAGCATTTGGATGATTCGGATCAATCTGAGACTTCTCGATACCTTCATTATATGTTTTATACACATAAGGAAGTTCCGAAACATGACTAATAGCTTCGGCAACTTTCTTGAATACAAAAATCACACACTCATGATAACGGTTTGGTGCATAGTTTTGGGTCTCATTCTTACTGATGTGTTGAACGTATGAAGGATGTGCCTCACAAAACTCTTCTGTTGAGCAGAAGGTTTGATTATAAGTCATCACATCAATATTAGGAACTTCAATCTTTTCAACTTCAAAACCATTTGCAAGAAATGTTTCTTCTATGAAGTTTCTATCAGGAAGCATACCAAGAGATTGTTCACTATATCCATACTCACTTTGTATGTTTGCAAACTTTTCTTGATACTTTGAGTCTAGTTCTTCATCATTAACCACTTTTGCTGGGTTCTTAATGATTACTTTTCCACCAATTTTAACACCAGTAGAGATTGTTTTAATAAGAATATCAAGGTTAGTTGTATATCCAATACTTTCGATGAAATAAACCACATCAAAATAAGGTTCAGCCATCAAAAGTTCATTCATATCTTTGCAGAAAAAAGATGATGCATAACTTTCTGCAGAATTTGATGCATTATCAACTTGCTTTTCGCAACAGTCTACACCAAGATATCTACAATTTTTATAGTTTGGATGATTTTTTAAAAAAGCATGAAACTGTCCATTACCACAACCAACATCGGCAATGAAGGAATCGTGATTAAGTTCCCCCAAGTCTGCTAAGTACTGATAGTTTTGTTCTCTAAGACCAAGAGATCCATACTTTTCATTTTTAATTAACGCAACTTGATATCCCTGAGGATACTTTTCGTTAATTGCATCAGCAAGAGAATCATAATAAGATACGGTTGTTTCATCCATAGTAAAATTCTGGAATGTTTACGTTGATTGATCTGTAATACTTTATGTTTTTAATTTCCCCATTTTCAATTTTAAACTTAACATGGGAAAACTTTTTGAAGTTTAAAAAATATCTTTCAAATGGATCTGTATTAATACCATAAATCTTTAAAATATTTATAAAGCCCTTTGAACCATCAGTAGTATTTTGTGGATATAACTCTAAGTGGATAGTATCATAGTTAAGTTTTCCATTACATCCATCAAAACCAATACAATAAAAAATTGGATTGAACTTTGATATGACTTCTTTTGTTACATTTAGAGTTTTGTCTGCTATATCAAATTCATCTAAGTTTGCTTTAGGAAATATTTCTCGATGAGGAATATCACCACCAATATCATCTAGATTGAACGTAAATGAGTTTTGGTTTTTGATAGGAATGATTCCTAGTTTTTGTATCTCATCATAGTTTTCTTGATTTTTCAGAGTAAAGTTTACAAAAGTTCCTCTTCGAGAAATGTTTAAAAATAAAATATGAAAGTTTATAGTTTCAAATTTTTCTTTTATTTTCTTCTCTACTTCAAATAACTTTGAACAAGAGTTTCGTTCTGGTATTTGCAATAAACTTTTATACCCATAATGATATGAAAAATACGGTTGAGAATAAATTTCTCTTTCAATTCCAATACCAAAATTAGAATGTAACCGTGCTGCCTGCTTGTGTTCCACTTGTCAATACCACATAATAAGCACTACTTCTACGACGAATTGCATTTCCACCAGAACCTCCACTACCTCCACCACTAGAGCCCCATCCTCCACCTGGTGATCCGGAATTAGAGCAAATAGTTCCTTGAGGATATCCTCCACAACGTCCTCCGCCGCCGCCGCCAGAACCCGGAACGGTGCTTGTGTCCTCGTCACCGTCTCCACCAGAACCACCACTACCTGCTGGGAAGTTTGATGGTGGTGCGCCGCTGCCGCTGCCGCCTGCTCCGCCACCTTTTCCACCACCTCCACCAGATCCACCAATAGAAGTATTACTTACGTTACAGCAATAACATTCATTAAATGATTGTGTTTTGCCACCACTACCGCCTCCACCGCCTCCACCACCAAGAATACGGTTATTATTTTTAAGATAAATGTTTGAAGCAACAGAAAAAGCCGTGCCGCCCGGAGATCCAGATCCTCCACCATCTCCACCCTTTCCACCTTTTCCATAAATTGCATAGTCATTAGTCATGAAACAAGTAGTATTTGGTATTGATCCTTGTGGAATGTTAAGACCGTAACTTCCTGTTGTGGTTGCCTTACAATTTCCTGTAACATCAATATCAAAAAATACTGTATTATTACTATTTTTTTTAAGAGATTCTCCTTCAACAGTAGGAACATCAACATTTGCGTTATTACCACTTACCTGAACTATCGCTTGTCTAGCATAATAATAAACTTTATTATAAAAATTAGTAAGTTTAATTTGAGTTCCAGAACCTGCTACAGGAACATTATCAAAGTGAGATGCTTTTGTGGGATGACTTGCATCACTTCTAGCTTGGTCAGTACATTTATTTTTCTGCAGATAAGTGGAACCATAATAAAACTCGTTCATCGCCACTTTTGCAGCAGAACCCAAGTTTGTATACTCGGTTCTTAAGTCTGATAATGCAATTTGACCGCTAGATTGTAAAGTCATTTTTGAATTGAAAATGTGTATGGTCCAGACTTGAATTTTGATGGAACAAAATTCATAGAGATTGATACTCTACCATTACCGATATTTATATCATACCCATGATCTAAATGAGATGACCACAGAACCAAATCACCTTCTTCAATAAAATCACATATAATATCCTTTTGGTTGAACTCGGTTTTATCAAGAGTATTCAACTCCATAAAAGGTTCGACGTGAACATTATAGAATGGATTGAGAAAAGAAAGAGTCGAATGAATTGATGGAATATAATTCACATAATAAGTTGCGGAAACATATGAGTTTGAATGACTATGATATTGTTGAAAACCATTCTTATAGCATGTGTTAATCCAACAGTCTGTTATAAGCATGTCTTCAACGTCACAACCCATCACACCTCTCACAAATCCATATGCAGAGTCTTCTAGAAAGTTTTTAAAGTCTTCGTCTGGAAGATAGTCGAAGAATCCTTTTTTAAGTTCTGATGAGTTAAAGAAATGCTTGAGTTCTGGAGATGTAATTCCATCAACCTCTAAGTTTTTATTTTCTTTAATGAACTTCAAAACTTTATCTTTGAACTCTTTATGTTTTTCTGGAGGGTATTGTGCTTTAGCAATTGGAACTGGAAATAAAGGATATACGCCTAGCATACTTTAAAAAGATAATACCAGTACTATAAACTAGTCCTGGTATTTTGTCAACCTATTTTCTTTTCCAGAGCATCTACCTTAGCAGAGAGTTCCTTGATAGCTTCAATAAGCAGAGGAACGATCTTCTCATATTGAACTGTGATGTAGTCTCCGCTTACAGGTGCTGGTTTTACTGCCTCAGGAAGAACTGCCTGAACTTGTTGTGCAGAAACACCAACGTGAGTTTCTTCAGTATTGAAACCAAGTAAACCAGCGGTTTCATTGAACGTATAAGTAAAACCACTTAACTGAAGAACTTTATCGAGTGCATTCTCAAGAGGTTGAATGTTTGTCTTGAGTCTTTCGTCAGAAACAAACGCGATTACATCACCAGTTGCACTGAACTCACCAGTAACTCTTGCACCGTCAGAACGAGTATTGATTCTTACAGTATTATCATGATAGAGGTTGATTGCACCGTCAGCAACGGCATCAATCATGCTTTCGCCAGTATACTTCTGAATGTAGACTCCACCATTACCACGTAAGAACAGGGAACCAGATCCCTTATCATCAACATAACTGTTTGAACCATCATGATAGAGATCAAGGTCATCACCATCACCAAGATATAGATGGTCATTATCACCAAATCTAATATTTGCATTTGCGGTGATATTGCCTGTAATAGTCGCCGTGCCGCCAACATTTAGGTTTCCACCGATATTGAGGTTCTTCTCAATACCAACACCACCTTCGACAATCAGAGCACCAGTGTCTTTGTTGGTTGACTCTGTGGTTCCAGCAATCGTTTGAACACCACCAATGTTTAGGTTCTTCTCGACACCAAGACCACCCTCAAGAACCAGAGCACCAGTATCTTTTGTTGTTGACTGTGTGGTTCCACCGATGGTCATATCACCACCGATATTGAGGTTCTTCTCAATACCAACACCACCTTCGACAATCAGAGCACCAGTGTCTTTGTTGGTTGACTGTGTTGTATTTGTAATCTCTTGAGTATTGTTAACTTTAAGAGCACCGTTGATAGCAACGGTATCATTCATCTTCAGTTCTTTGTTGAAGGTCACTGGACCATCAAACTGTGATAGAACTTGCTGAGAGTTACCACCCTCTACAATAATTCTTTCTTTTACAATAACTTCATCAAAGACAACTGAGAGTCTTGAAGGATCTTGACCTGTAATAGTTGGAACAGGAATATCATAGGTAGTTTGTTCACCAGAAGAAGCAGAATACTTGGTATTACCAATGAAGAAGTCTCCATCACTGTTCATACCAGTATAGACAACATTACCACAAGAACTTTCTTGAGACTGTGAAAGGAAGTCTTCTCTTTCAGTTAAAGTTCTGTTCTGAAGTTGTGGTAGACCTGTCGAATAGTTACCAGGTCCAAATCCCATGTATTCAAAGGTATGACCCGATGCACGAATGATCGATGGTCTACGAAGTTCAATAGGAAGTGGTTTGATCTTGCGGATCATCACACCTGAGGTATGGTTCTCTTTGAGAGTACCCATCGAACCACGAATGACCTGAATTTCATTATTACCAGATCCAGCCAGCGTGCTGCTGGTAATTCTCATGATTTCATTATCAACTTGGATATAAGAACCAAGTGGGAAACGAGCGACAGTACCGATACCAGAGTTTGGTACAGAAACGATAAACTGAGTTTCGTTCGTGATAGTTTGTCCAAGAGTCAGAATTTCATTCTGATAGAGTGAAACTCCTCTTGTACCAAGGTTCTCACCAAGAGAGTCTGAAGTTGCATCATTTCCAGACAATGCATGTTTTAAAATCTTTGTTGATGCTGGAATTGTCTTGTCCGTCTCCGATGTGAAGACTGTTGGTGAAGCAATTTCATTAACAACAAAGTCTCCTAAGTTGTTGTGTGATGCATCGAGAACTCTGAACTTATTACCAGCTACAAGACCATGCGAACTTGCACAGGTGAATGTTGCAATACCTGTTGCTGAATCATAAGTTGGAGCAGAGTTAACTGATACCGCAGGACTGATATTAATAAAATATTGTCCAGGAACAATTGTTGGGTCTCCAACGGTTTGACCAATAGCAATCTTGTTCTTTGCAGGAATATCAATAATTCGATAGTATCCGTCAGTAACTGTTCCAAGTCCAGTAAACTGAACTGAGTTTCCTACAGAGGTTGAAATACCAGAGGTTGCAATTGTAATTCTTGCACTTGGAGAACCTCCAATAGCACCACTATCAAACCAAAGAGTTTCTCCATTTGTATATCCAGAACCACCAGAGATAATCTCAGCAGAAGTTACAGAGTTTCCTACACCAGAAACAACGACCTTTGCAGTCGCACCGTCCCAGTTAGTGAGAGTATTCTCATTGTAAAGTTTTACGTTATAGTAAGTTCCGTTAGAGTGTCCACTTCCACCATTCAGAGTGTTATAAGTAACAACTCCATTCAGTTGGTGTTCTTTATTAAAGGTAACTGTAGTAATACCTGAAACAGAAGTTTCAATACTCGAAACAATAGGACTTAGACCAAAGTAGTGGAATAACTTATCAATACTTTCTCTAGTAATACTATTCTTAAGATCGTTTGTTACAACATCACCAAGAGGATCTCTCTTTGCAAATGAAATCGATGCTGGTGGGTTATCATGGACGTTATCTTTATCTAACTGAGGATAAAGATCAACAACATTCTGAGAATACTTGAGGTTTGTAAACTCTGTTGGAACTGTGTTGGATGCGTTTAGTAGATAAACATGATAAACACCATCTTGAACATTATAAATGTATTGAGAAATAACTTCTCTTCGATAAACAAAGAAGTTTCCTTTTAGGTCATTTCTTTCAAAACGAGGAAGTGAAACACTTCTAGTGTTTGTATTATTTGTGAACGTTCCTGGGTTATGAACAGTTCCAAGAGTATCAGTTGTTCCATACTTGAATACTTTATCGTTGGTAACCTCTGTAACTACAAAAGTACCGTTGTATCCAAGATTAAGTGTCCCAGCAGTATTTGTTGTGCTAGTAACATTTTTCAGAATAACTTGATCACCGACTTTTAGGTTGTGTGGTAGATCAGCAGTTACAGTAACGAGGTTGTTGATAGAATCATAAGTACAAGTACTGATGAATCTTGGGTTTCTATTGAAAAGATAATCAGATGAAGTTATAGATCCTAGAGAGAAGTCTGCATTACTTCTAGCACCTGTAGTGCTTGATTCTTGAATAACAAATCCTTCATTTGGATCTCTACCATTAAAGAGTTCTCTTGGAACAACGACACGAACCTTATAAAGTTTCTCATCCAAACTTCTTGGATCATCACGACGCTCAATGAAAGCAACGTTAGTTCTTGCGGTGAGTCCTGCTACACCTAGAGAATTAATCGTTGAGTAAATGTCGTTATTCGCATTAGCATGAACATACCATGCTGAGTTTACAGAGTCATATTGAATTGGAGAACCAATTTCTCCAGCTGCCTTATCAGAAACTCGACTGACTACTTTCAGTTGAGTTCCACCATAGATGGTAATGGGGATAGGAGTTGCTGCTTCAGCATTTGTCTTTGAACCAGCAACTTTAATTTCTGTTGCCGAGTGACGAATTGCATAGTAAATTACGTTTTCAGTTAGGTTTTCTGGTAGGTCTCCAGCATCACTGATGATACGAATCTTTTCACCAGTTTGAATATTATGTGTTCCTAAGGTTAGGATGTTTGAACCAGATGAAGTTGCCTTATACAACTTTTCAGAGGACTGCGTTCCTAATGCAATCGTTGTTCCAGTTCCAATTATATTATCAAGCATGTAAATGCTTGCAGTCTTTGTTCCTGAAGGAGTTACAACAGAGAGTGAATCATTAACCTTTGCACCGATTCGATATCCCTGTGTGATAACTGGGGGATCATCATCTGGGTTATTAAATCCAAAGAGATATAGGTGACTTGATACGCCAACTTGTTGAGTCTTTGCAACGTCAAAAGAAATCCAGTCAATATTAATTTCTTCAGTTGTGACTGCTTTTGGTGTAATGATGGATGTGATGAAAGCTTTATTGTCCTTATCAAAGGCTTCCTTTTTAAATCCGTCAGATGAAAGTGAGAACTGACCAAAGTTGGAGTTGGAGTTTGTGATCGAACCATCACCACCAGACTCCATCGCAAAGTGTTTGTTGAAACCAATCGCAAACACAGAAACGATCTGAATAAATGAGTCGTTCGTTACCTTAATGTGAACTGGTTGCCAGCCGTGACGATAAATTGCTCCAGAGTCAAGGTGATAAACTGTCGCAAGGTTTGTTGAAGAAGAACCAGAAGACAGAGCAGAACCAGTGACTTTACTGATTCCAATTGCATCATAAACTCTATTTTGCTTATTATACTTAACGAATGCACGGTCATCTTTCTGCAGAGACACAGCGGTAAACTGTGCAACAACCATCGAACGGAAACCTGATGCCTTAGAACCATCAGCGTGCATTCCGTTCATACCCCACACAGAACGCAGGGAGATGTTGAAGATATAAGGAGACGCACCAGAAACTGTATCAGTCTCGATGGTTACGGTTCCAGATGAACCACTCAGACCTGCAGATGCACCAGCTGGTAAGTTATCTCTTACAAATGGAAGAATGTAAGTGAATGTTGTTGACGATGGAACAGTTTGAACCTTTGTTGAAATATTATAATCATCAACGTTAATTCCACGAATCTTGACGGGAGTTCCCTCAGTCAGACCGTGAGCAGTCGAAGTTGTGACCGTTACAATTGATCCTGGAGTTGAACCATCGCCAGAAATAATATTTGAAATGTTTACAGGGTCAGAAGCAAATGCACCAACGATTTCCCATTCTGGACGCTGTTTCGAGAAACCTAATGGATTTGCTGGATACTTCTGATCAATATCTCTACCAGATGCCAGGTTAAAGGCATTTGATAGTTTGCTATAATACATATCAAGGTCAGTGATAGTGTAACCTGTTGGAAGGTTTACACCGTCAGCATACTCAAAGCAAGTGAGTTTATGGTGAGAGAATGTTGGAATCGACTGATTATTTGATGAGAAATCAACTGGGTCAGTATAAACTAGACCACTCTCACTACCATCAAAGATCGAAAACTGCCAGAAATAGCAAGCACCAGTAACTCTGAAAATCGCAGAATTTGGAGCATTAGTATCAGTTGGGTTTGGAACATACTTAGGACGAATCTTGGTCTTTCTTAAGTCAAGACCAACGATTGAAGTACCACGGGGAACAACAACACCACCATAAACACTATTGAACTTATGTAGAATGTTGTTCGTTTGAGTAAGATCAAAGTTCGAACTTAAAGTTAATGTAAGTTCTTCACCAGCAACTGACTCAGAACCAGAAGGAGAAACAGCAGTCGCAACACCACCAACATCTTTAACTGCAAAACCAGGTCTGTTATCAACTAAGTGCTCACCAGGAAACAGAAGAATTGTGGTTTTTTCAACTAAATCGTTATTATCTCCACGCAAATATGAGAACCTTGCAGACTCAAGAAGTGCTCTTTGAATCGTTTTGAAAGGTTTGGTTAAAGAATTACCCTGATTATCAATACTATCAGTAGCATCAAGGTCATTAGGATTTACATAAAGAATGCGACCTTCAGTATTCCTAATAAAATTTTCTAGCTTATTCAGTGGCATTTTATGATATTTCTTTAATGGTTTATATGCCTTTATTTATCCCAGTAAATCTTCCTCGTCGTATTCAATAACGTCGTCAGGCATATCTTCAGGATTTTCTAACTCGATAGGAAAAAAACAAGGATGGACCTCTTCGTCAATCAAATAAAAAGAACTTCTATACAAGTCTTCTGGTTCAAACGTGCGATTCTTATCTGCTGCTCTACAAAGGTCTTGATCGTATAAATGTCCATCGGGCAATTCATCGAAGGTAAAAGGAACGTGATTGATAAAGTACATCTTCACAATCATACTACCATTGTTATACCAGCAGTATGCAGTGTCGATACGATAAGACATTGGGTTTTCCCATATCTTATATTTATTTTTACTTACATACTCTTCCTTTTCTGTAACCTTCTGGAATAGGTTCGTCTTTACTTATTTTGCGATTGTTCTCTTTAGTTCCATCAGTAATCCACATAGAACCATATTGAGAGTTATTATTTCCTTGCTGATGTCCTATTTTCTTATAAGTTTCTTTTTTCTTTTTTAACCCTTCACCGCTATTTCCCAAAACACTTGCAGTTTTTTGTATTTCTAAAAGGCGTGGTATTTGTTTTTCTCTATATTCCTCCCTTTCCCAAAACCCCTTTATCATATTGGACCATTCTTCTTTTGTTTCATTATCTCTCATCTTATCTTTCATTACTTGTCCAGTTTTTTTAGCACCAAGTTTTATCGCCGCATATTGTGCTTCACTTAAAGTCATCTGCCCACTTAAAGTTTTCCAAGCGATTTTATCTTCTTCTTTACCCCAAAGTTTCCAGTTACAATAATGAAACATAGCGTGTCTCTCAACAGTAACTTCTATTAAGTTTTCTTTATCATTACTCCCACCCATATGTCTAGGAATAATATGGTGCCTATGTTTAATACTCATAATAGTTCGTTCCCCACAACTATTTATAATAACGAACTTCTAATACCCGATGTCGGATTCGAACCGACCCTGGAAGCATTTTAAGTGCTCTGTCTCTTCCGCTGGACTAATCGGGCTGGTGGTCGCAGTGGGAATCTAACCCACCTTCGGCGGTTTATGAGACCGCTGCATTCGAACAGATTGCTATACGACCTACATTCGCTATTCGCAAATACCGAATAGCAATGGGAATACTGGGAGTTGAACCCAGACTAAGCCCTTATAAGGAGCCCGCTCTAACCATTAAGCTATACTCCCCTACAAATACTACTGAGCTTCGTTGTTTAACTCAGTGTGTATTCGTATGAGGTCA